GCCATCTCACATATACACAGCAAGTTTCTGGCCGGTTTTTCAGTTACGGAGCGCGATGATTGCTGAGCCGTTGCGTCCGCTGGCCAGGCCGATCACGGACTTCCGCCTGCTGGACGGGAACCCGCGCCGGGGCGACGTGGAGTCGGTGAAGCGGTCGCTGCGCCGGTTCGGGCAGCGTAAGCCGATCGTGGTCCGCGAGGACGGCACGGTGGAGGCTGGGAACACGACGCTGAAGGCGGCGCTGGAGCTGGGCTGGTCTGAGATCGCGGTTGCGGCGTTCGGGGATGATGACGCGACGGCGAAGGCGTTCGCGCTGGCTGATAACCGCACGTCGGAGCTGGGCTCGTTCGACCTGGCCGCTTTGGCGGCTATGGCGGTCGATGTGCAGGCGGCGGACCCGGAGCTGCTTGAGGCGGCGTCGTATTCGGAGGCGGACCTGAATGCGCTGCTGGCGGGGCAGCGGGTGCCGGAGAAGCGGACGGACCCGGATGCGGTGCCGGACGCGCCTGCGGAGCCTGTGACGGTGCTGGGTGACTTGTGGCTGCTCGGGCCGCACCGGCTGCTCTGCGGGGACGCGACAGCCGCCGGGACCTGGGATGCGCTGCTCTGCGGCGACCGGCCCGCGCTCGTCTTCGCTGACCCGCCATACGGCATCGCCTATAAAGCGATGCGCGGAGGCAGGGCAATCGCGAATGACGGGAACGCTGATCAGGCGCTCCAGGTCACGCGGGATGCGCTCGCGCTTCTCCATGACGCCGCCGCGCATTTCGTCTGCTGCGACTGGCGCTCGCTCGGCACGATTACGGAGGCGATGCTTGCCGCCGCGATCGAGCCGAAGGCGTGCATCGTCTGGGACAAGCAGCGGCGAGTGCAGAATCTCGACCGCTACGCCAAGCAGCACGAGTTCATCGTGTATGCCGGACCGTACGGCGGCCAGCAGACCGAATGCACGGACATCTGGACCCATCCACGGGACTTCGATCCCGACCACGAGACGCCAAAGCCGGTCAGCCTGATCACGCAGGCGCTCATGACCGCATCGAAGCCGGGAGATCTGGTAGCAGACCCGTTCGTCGGCAGCGGATCAACGCTCATCGCCGCACATGGCACATTCCGGGTGGCGTGCGCTGCTGAGCTTGACCCGCGCCGAGTTGACGTCGCGTGCCGCCGGTACCAGGAGCACACCGGCACCAAGCCCGTCCTCGAATCCACAGGCCAGCCCCATGACTTCACCGCGGCGTAGTGTCCTGGCAGCGTTCCCGTTCGCGTTCGAGTGCCCGCTGCACGATGTCCGTCATCGTCCGGCCGTCGCCTTCGCGTCCGGCTTGCTCACGTAGCCACGCCAGAAGGCCCTCCGGTAGCCGGAAGGCCGTCTGTCGGGTGGCGTGGATCCCGTGGGGCATCAGGCGCCGTCGGCCCACAGCTTGTTGGCGTAGGCGCGGGCGTCGGCCTCGCGGTTGGGGCCGGTGAAGCGGCGGCTGTGGGGGCCGACGTCGTGGGTGCCGTGGTAGATCGTCCAGACATCGACTTGGTGGGGCAGCGGCGTACCGTGGTCTGCGCTGACCGCGATGTCGAGCTTGCCGTTGCGGCTGGTCGACCAGGTGACTCCGTGTTCGTTGGGCTGCGCCTGGGCGCTGCCGGTGGTCATGGCGTTCATTCCGTCTCCCCTGCTCTGTGCGTATAACCACCATAGCGCGCGGGTGGTTATACGTCAAGTCAGGAGGGTGCGTGCCAGTCCCTAAGCCGCCCGCCGGGCTGCTGAAGCCGTCCCGTGACCGGTGGGCGCAGTTCTGGGAGTCCCGCGCGGCCCTCACCGTCGACCTCGCCTCCGACATGCCCCGGCTCATCCGGTGGATCCAGGCCAGCGACGAATACGACCGCACCGCGAAGACGATCCGCTCCGCACGGCTCGTCAAGGGCAGCATGGGGCAGCCGGTCCTCAACCCCCTCGTCGCCTACCTCGTCCACCTGGAATCCATGATCACCCGCACGGAGAAGGAGTTCGGTATGACGCCGGCAGCGCGGGCACGGCTCGACCTGAAACGGCCATCCACCGATGACGAACTCGCCCAGCTGTTCGCGGAGCTCGGCTCAGCCTAGGTTCTGCACCCCGGCGACGGGCAGGCCGAACCTGGCGCGGGGTGTCACGGCGGTCGCGAAGATGCTCGGCTACGACCTGATGGAGTGGCAGCACCTCATCAACAGCATCGCGACCGAGCAGACCCCCGAAGGCCGGTTCGCGTACCGGCAGGTCGTCCTCGAGGTGATGCGGCAGCAGGGCAAGACCGTCGACCTGCTCCCCATGATGCTGGCCCGCGCCCTCCGCAGGCCCGGCACGCAGATCTCCTACACGGCGCAGACCCGGCTGGATGCCCGGCACCGGCTGCTGGACGTGTGGTGGCCGATGGTCGAGGGCAGCAAGCTGCGCCAGCTTATCGACGTGCGCCGCGGGTCCGGGTCCGAGGCGTACCTGTTTAAGAACGGCTCCATGCTGGGCCTGGTGTCCGGCACGCAGACCTCCGGCCACGGCGACAGCCTCGACCTCGGCGTCATAGACGAAGCCTGGGCACAGGAAGACGACCACCTTGAGCAGGCGATGCGCCCGGCGATGATGACGCGGGATGCGCAGTTGTGGGTGGTGTCTGCGGCGGGTACGGAGCGGTCGGCGTATTTCAAGGCGAAGGTGGAGGACGGGCGGGCCCGCGCGGAGATGGGCGTCACTACGGACGGCTGCTATATCGGGTATTCGTTCGCTGATGATGAGGATCCGGCCGATCCGGTGACGTGGCGGCGGCGGATGCCCGCGCTGGGCATCACGGTGACGGAGGACGTGGTGCGCGCCGACTACGAGCTCATGTCGGAAAGTGAGTTTCGCCGGGCCTATGGCTGCCAATGGCCAGATGTGGCTAAGCCTGGTTGGGGTGTCATCGGCGAAGACACGTGGGGTGCGGCGGCTGTCCAGCAGGGGCGGCTGTGAGCGGCGAGGTCGCGTTCGGGTGCGCGATCAGCGACAGTTGCACCTGCCACGGGAAGGCGCGGCAGCACGGGTCGATCGTGGCGGCCGGCCGTTCCGGGTCGGGGAAGGTCCTGGTTGACCTGGCCCCGTTCTACGGTCCTCCGCGGCTGCTGGTGGCCCGGATGGGCGTCCTGTACGTGAAGCATGACCCGGTGGCCGTGGTGGTGAACCCGAAGTCGCATTCGGGGACGCTGGTGAAGCCCCTGGCTGAGGCGGGGGTGCTGGTGCGCGAGGTGACGGCGCAGGACGTGGCTGTGGCCCACGGCGAGTTCCTTGACCTGGTGCAGGACGAGGGCCTCGAGCACCTGAACCAGGATCCGCTCACCGCGGCGGTGCGGGCCGCGCAGCAAAGACCCCTGGCTGGCGCGCAGGCGTGGGATCCGAAGGTGGCGGTTGATCAGGGGCCGCTGGTCGCGACGACGCTGGCGTGCTGGGCGTTCCTGCGGTGGGAAGAACTCGCCCAGCCAGGCGTCTGGGCCATCTGAGCAGCCAATTAACAGTTAATCCGGGCGTTGTTACCACGTGGGAGGCATCGTGCGGCTGTCCGTCGTGCTGCTGTGCGTCTCCCTGGCCGGTGTCCTGGCGGGCGGGTGGCTGACCGGTCGTCTCGGGTTCGGGCTGTGCGTGATCGCCGACAGCTTGGCGGTGGGGTTCTGGGCGTTGCGCCGTGATGACGGTGCGGGTGAGCAGCCACCGCAGGCGTATGGGGTGCCGACGCTGCATGACGTGCTCGAGCGTGCGAGGCGGGCCGGGTGACCCGGTACCGCGTCCCGGTCGCTGACCCGCTGCTGGCTGAACGGGATTCCTGGCAGCCGGCCGAAGGGTTCCGCCTGGTCTCCGTGGACGGCCCGTGGCTGGCGCATCCGGACGTCACCATCTGCACGTTCGAGGATGACGATGCCCCGCCTGAGCTTGAGGGCCAGCTTGTTGAGCCGACGTTCCGCCGGGATGGCGAGACCGTGACCGTCATTGACCGCCGCGTGGTGCCCGCATGAGGCTGTGGGACCGGCTGATCAAACGGGACGGTTACTGGGAAGGCATGGCCAGCGGCGCGTCCGTGCTGACGACCTCGTATGCCGGGCCTGACCGGGAACCTGTCCTCCCCCAGCTCGCCGCCTACGCGCAGCAGGCCCACGGATCCTCCGCGATCGTTTTCGCTGCCGCGCTAGTGCGCGCCGAGTTGTTTTCAGAAGCGACGTTCCAGCTGCAAGCCCTGGATGACATGCACCTCTGGGGTCGTAACAGCATCCTGAGCAAGCTCGAGCATCCGTTCGGCCCGAACACGACGACCGGGGATCTGCTCGCCCGGATGGAGCAGGACGTGTTCCTGGCGGGCAACGCCTACGTCTGGGACGCGCCCGGTGAGGACCGCCTCGTCCGGCTGCGGCCCGACTGGGTGACGATCGTGTCGGAGAAGGTGCAGGTCGCTGACAGCGGCTGGTACCGGCGGCCGGTCGGCTACTGGTGGGAACCCCCCAAGTCGGTCCTGGACAAGAGCGACGGGTTCCTCGTCCCCGCCGATGAGTGCGTGCACTGGGTGCCGGTGGGGATGGAGGACCCGGTGGCCGATTTCCGGGGGATGTCCCCGTTGACGCCGATTGCCCGGGACGTCGCCGGCGACGACGGCATGACCACGTACAAGATCCGCTACCTGCAGAAAAACGCGACCCCGAACATCATCATCCGCTACGCGCAGAAGCTGCAGCCGTCCACGATCGACGCAATCCGGGAGCGGACGCAAGCCCGGTACGGCGGTGTGGATAACGCGGGGCAAACTTTGGTGCTCGATCAAGGCGCGGATCTCACCCTCGTTGGGAACTCGCTTAGCCAGATGGACTTCTCCGGCGTGAGCGCGGTGGGGACTGAGCGGATCCTGGCGGCCTGCTCGGTGCCCGGTGTCCTGGTCGGCCTCGAACCCTTGCGCGGGGCTGGCCGGGGCTACCAGGAATCGATGACGAGGCTGAACAACCTGTGGGCACGACCGCAGTGGCGGTCGGCGTGCGGTGCGCTCAGCCAGATCGTGGACGTACCCGCCGGGAACCGCCTCTGGTTCGACACGGCTGACATCGCCGCG